CCTGCTGATCTCAAAGGTCTCGCGCAGCAATGCCTTGAGCTCATCGTTCTCGGATCGCCTGATAAAATCGATCAGGTCATCTTCCTTGCCGCTGATCGTGACCTTGGCGGGCGTGTTGCGCCACGCGGTTTTGCCGACGCCGAAATCGACGGTCTTGGTGCGGCGCTGATCGGTGAGCGCGTTGCGGTTCGCTTCGCAGAACGATTGCAGCGCGGAAGCGATCGCTTCCTGCTGGATGCGCAGCGGCAGCGCCTTGGTGAAATAAGATTCCTTGATGGCGGCGATCTCGCCATTCATCAGGGTTTCGAGGCTGTCGATCGCCCGGTCGATCGTGCCGTATTCGGCAAGCGCTTTTGCCGCCTGCTCGCGGTCCTGCGGGACCGGGACTGCTTTAGCCTTCACTGGTGACATCGTCGTTCTCCTTTGGGGGTTGCTGTTGTCCGTAGCCGAGCGCTTCCAGCGCGCCGGCGACATCGCCGACCTGCAGGCGCACCGCGGCTGTCAGCCGCTTGCGTTGCTCCGGCCGCTTCTCTTCAACCGCGAGATCGGCGGTCGAGAGCAGGTCGAAGGTGAGATCGGCGAGCTTCGCGAGCTTCATGATCAGGGCCGCCAGCGCGATGATCTCGGCCGCCGACGCGCCGATCGCGGCGCGGGTGCCTTGGCCGGCGACGATCCGCGCCGCCACCTCGACGGCGTCGATCGCCGCGACCTGGTCGGCGAGCGACGGCTTCGCGGACGGGATTTGCGCGGTCATGACGCGCTCCCGTCGCCGCCGCGCTTCAAGCGCTCGACCGGGAGAAAATGCACGTTGCTGCCGGGCTTCGCGCTTTGCACCAGGACGTCGATCACCGAAAGCTCGATGCCGGCTTCCTGCAGCGCCAGTCGCCCTGTGAGCTCGCGCAGGTCGCGCTGGAATTGATACCAGGCTTCCGCGGTCGGAAACGGATCGCCGCGCGACCAGGCCTCGAAGGTGTCGCGCAGCCGCGCCAGTTCAACGCTCAGCATCGTCGGTCTCCGTCGGGATGCGGGAATGCGGACAGCCGCCGCGGCAGGCGCGAAAAATGCGGGCGCGGATCGAGGAGGCGCCGGTGTTGCCCATCTTCTGTTCGGTGAGGCAGCGGTCGAGCCCGATCTCGCCGACCACCGGGCAGGTCACGGTCGCGTTCATCAGCGCGCCGCGCACCTTGGCCTCGACGCGCGCGATGTCGCCGGGATAATTCTTCGAGAACACGTGACTGAGCACCGCGCCGGAATAGCCGATGCGCTGCGCGGTTTTGACGGCCGTGGTTCGGTTCGCCTCATTCGCCAGCGCCTCGACCCAATCCGGCAACGCCGTGCCCCATGCGGCGCGCGCCTTGGCCAAGAAGTCCACCTTCGGAGGGCTCATATCGCGACCTCCTCGGCGATCGGATAGTCGCCGATCTCGACGTTAAGGTTCTGGTCCCACATCACGGTGACGCGGTACGGCACCGGCGGCTTCGGCCCGGTATTGTTCTTCGGGACCAGCCGCCAGATTTGCTTGCGGTGGCGGCCGGCATGCGGCTGCGCCACCGCGAGATAGCCGCCGACGGTCAGGCGATGCAGATATCGCCGCGCAAACGCCGCCGTGACCTTCACGTCGTCGGTGGTCGCGGCGTAAACGAGCTCTGCAAGCCCGAAGGTTTTCAGCGCGCGGATCGCGGTCCACACCTGCTCGGTCTGAGTACTGAAGATCGGCGAGCCGTCGCGGCGCAGCCGCGGCGCCTGTTTTTGCCGCTTCACCAGGCGATACAGCGGAACGTCGCAGTTGCGCCGGCGCTCGTGGCAATCCAGCTTGAGGAAGCCGCCCCTCACCAGTTGCGCCACATAGCGCCGGACCTGGTGGACGTCGACGTTGCTCTCGCGGTCAATGTCCGCGACGCTGAAATTGTCCTCGCTATCCGCCAGATCGAGTATGATATGCCAGAAGCCTTCGCGCCCGCGCGGCACGCGGACGTTGAAGGTGTTGTGATGGAAATGCGGGTCGGCGCGCATCAGGCGGCTGCCTTCGGCGCGCGTCTCGAAAACATTTCAACGCTGCGCGGCTGCGGCGGCTGACCGGTGAAGAAGCCGGTCTCGCCCCATGCCTTCAAGTCGAGCGTGGTGAGGCCCTTGTTGCGCGCGAACTCCGCGGCGTCGTCCAGGTTCTTGATGATGCGACGCACGCGGCCGGTCGACTGCGTCCGCATGGCGTCCAGCAAATCGTCCTTGATGGCGACGCGCGGCACGAAGGCCTTGGCGAGCGCGCGGGCGTCATCGAGATCGCAGGGCTGTGCCGGGAACCATTCCAGCACCCGGTTGTGCAGCCGTTCCACCCTGAGCAGCTTGGACGGCAGCTGTTCTTCGCCGATCAGGACCACCGGCACGCCGGAGGATTCCTGCAGTTCGCGCAGCGCTTCGCCGAATCCCTTGTCGATCGCCTTGTCGGCTTCGTCGACGACAACGGGGCGGTTCGGCTGATCGCCGAGCTCATTGATGGCCCGTTCCGCCATGTCGGCGATCGGCAGCCGCTCCTTCACGTTGACGCTAAGCTCGCGCAGGATGGCGCGCCAGAACGTGCGCCGGGTCCAGCTGTCCTGAATCTCTACCCGGATCGCCTTGCTCTTATTCTGTGTGAACAACGAGGCCTGCGTTTTGCCGTAACCGGACGGTCCGTGGCAGACGCCGAAGCCGAGCCCTGACAGATGATGCGGGCGCTCGATCAGGCGCGTCGTCATCACCATGAACGAAGCGACGTTCTTGAGTGCGAGTGGCCCGGTAGCCGATGCTGTTGTGTTGCTCATGGAGTCCTGACCTTCCGTTTTTGCTAGAGCACTTGTGATTCCTCTGGGGCGGCGGCCTCGCCGTAGGTTTGGAGAAAGCCGCGGTACTCATGACCGTCGCGGTAGCCGCCGAGCCAGATCAGCTCGTCAGGCGCCACGAATTCCTTGCGCTTAAGCTGCGCCTCGATCGCCCGCGCCCGATTCCAGCGCTGGTGCGAAGTCTCGGCCGCACGGAGCGGCTGCACATTGGCCGGCGTCGATTCCTCGGCGCGCAGCTGCTCGGCCAGCGCGATCACGGCGTCGGAATGAACCGCGACGTCGCCCCGCTGCGCGTCGCGCGCAGCCGCCAGCGCCGGCGTATCGTGACTGTCCGCTGCCCTGGGAAATTCGATCAGCGTGCCGGCCTCGATCAGCGCCTGGCGATGGATGGCGCCGGCAAAATCCTTGGCCTTGATGCCGCGCGCGGTGCGCTTCACTTCGTCCATGCGCTCGGCGATCAGCCGCTTCTGCTCGGCGCGCGCAGCCGCAATCGCCTTCGCCGGATCGATGCCGGCGAGCTCCGGCGAGATCGCCTGGCCGAGATAGGACTCGCCGTCCTGCGCGAATACATAGGCGCGGCCCATGTCGGCTTCGTCCATCCGCACCAGCACGGTGTCGCCGACGGTCAGGAAGCCTGCGAGGTAGTGGGTGTCGTTGATGCGCAGGCCGGTCTTGGTGACGACGCGGAAACCGTCCTTGCCGGCGACCGGCGCCAGCAGCATGTCGAGCTCTCGCGGATCCGCGATCCTTCGGATTTTGGCGGCGCTCTGCGCGGCGACCGCGAACGGCGTCTGGCCCTTCAGGCCGTCATGCGCCTTGTTGCCGTAGACGTCGGCGCACCATTGGTCGACCTTGCCCTGCAGGTCCGCGGCCGTGAGACTGACCGCAAACATGTCCTCCGGCGTTTCGCCGAGCCGCGCGGAAAATGCCTTGCGGTTCTCGATCACCTTGCGGTCGGCGACCGAATGGCCGATGAAACCTTCCAGCGTGCGCATCAACCCGCGCTGCAGCGTGCCGATCGCGCGCTCGACGGCGCCCTTCTGCTCCGGCGAGAACGGCGCGGATTTCTCGTGCTCGATCTGCAGCGCAGCGAACAAGCGTTGCGTGGCGCGGGCGATGAAGTCCGAGCCGTTGTCGGTCTTGACCCGCTCCGGCACGCCCCAGGCGATGATCGCCTTGCGGATCAACAGCCCGACCGCGGCGGCGCGCGGCGTCTTGGTGACGAGCGCCAGCATGCGGCGCGAAGCGATGTCGAGGCAGACATAGAGCGTGTAGCGGCCGTCGACGGTGAGGATGTCGGCCGGCGAGGCGTCGATCTGCCAGAGTTCGTTGAGACGGGAAGCCGGATTGGATACGCGGGCGGCAAACCGCATCGCACCCTTGAAGCCGTCGGGATTGCGGATCGATTCCAGCTCGACGCGGTAGGTTGCTTTCCAGGCCTTCAAGGCGGCTTGAAAGGTGCGGATCGGCGGC